GAAAAATCTTATAGCCAATCTCTGGCGTTTTGAGGAGAAAAACCTCATTGCTAACCAGCTTTGGATTTGTAGCCATCCAAGTGTGGTCCAATTATATGTTTTATTTTACAATTTCTTAACAATACTTTATGACAGTGTTTATGCTGTCTTTTAAAAATAAAATTAGTCACGGATAGTTATTACCGTGCAAAAAAAAGAGTGTTGATTTATTATAATCAACCCGAATAAAAATAAAATTTATATGAAACTTTTTACAAAGTTTAAAGATAACGATTATTGGCTTTAATTAGGAATAAAAGTTATTCATGTTGTTTCGATTTTCGACTACGATGCAGTACCTCAGGTTTTACAATGAGATATTTTGAATTATAGTATTTTGTTTACTATTGGATCCAATTCGAAGAAGTAACCGAACGTTTTTCTTTCACACTCCTTGAGTGAGTCCTTTCTGATGGGACGGGAAAGCATCCCTACGGGGTTAGTACAAATAGGGCTCTCTTAGATCATGATTACGTTTACGAAACATTAGAAGTTTGATTTTGATCAGAATTTAATTTAGTTGAATAATACTAGCTAGTGTGTTGAATTGAGTGCGAGCCAGTAAATGTCCCTCTGGCCCAAGTAGGGAAATCAGAAACGAAAGCATACATACGATACAATGAATCAAATTAACGTTATCGCTCTTGCTTTTGTGAGACAAGTTGTCTCCCACGTTTCTTATGTGTCATCTTTGAATGACACAAATTCTGCGACCTTGTATGGTCGCAAAGCTGTTGGCGTTGAAATTACGCCCTCAGAACCCATCTATCATCAACCGGTGCTCGCTGAAGCATCACCGGTTTCATCCGAAGAATTTATGCGTTTGTATTTTACATACATTTCGCTTATGTTTCCGTGGTTCCTTTGTCTCGGATATACCTGGTTCTATCATAGAGCCAGGAGTACGTGGTGGAAGATTGATTTAGCTTTCTACACCACAGGATTTTTCTTCTTTTATAAAGATACAAATTTTGCCCTTTGTTGGCTTATTATAACTATCTTTAGACCAGATTATCCATACATGTTTCATGTGAGGGCTTTTGCTCTTGCTACAACCATGTTTGTTTTAGCTAGAAATTCCTCACAGGCAGATATAGAACTTAACCCAGGCCCATTTGAAGCGAGTGAAGTTCTACAAAAGTTTATCAATAATGATATGTATAAGGAGTTTGAACGTACTATAATGCTTATACCATTTTTGAAGTCCGGGTTTAAAACCGACTCTAAGGTGACCGAAGAACGTCATTTACTTGAAAGAATTAATAATGACAGTTTTTATTTTACTACCGAACTTTTGTTCGATGTACATAAGAAAACTCAAGTTACTCTTTCTGGTGGTGCGTTTACAGAACGTGTAGATATATCTAGAAATAGATTTTTTGAAGATTTTCAACTTACAACTTTGATTGTTTCCCTCATCGCAATACATAATGGAGGGTACAAAATGAGTATTAAGAGGAAAATTGCTGGAGATTTAAGTCAAAATGGTCATTCTAATATGCCTTATGACTTTTCTCTTCCGTTTACTTCTAAAAAATCTGTTAATTTTACTTATGTTCCATTACATAGACTTGAAGATATGTCCGATTTGGTAAATTTCCAGATGGGACAAGCTGTTTCATCTATGAAGAGTGTTGGAAAATGCTCTGATAAGATAAGTGGCTTTGTGGATCAAGTGTCTGACATGACTAAACCAGAAGTTTTTACCAAGATTTTTGACGGTTGGAGTGAGACATTTAAGTCTGGCATTAGAGCCGCTTTGATTTCTGTTGCCATAGGAGGAACAGTAGACTTTGTCCTGACAAAGAAGCGAAGCAGTTTTAAGATAGCTTTATTCTGTTCCACAATTCTTATAGTTTTGGAAGGACCAGACATGTTTAACAAGATAGTTGAATATTGTACCATTGATTTTGATTCTAATATTGATGGACCACAGTTTCAATCTTTTTCTAGTTATGAAGGTATTTATAGTATAATAGGTAGTTATTTCGATATTAAGAAACCTGATTTCTATCGCGTTTTTAATATTGTAAGCAATATCGACCGTTTTACTTCTGGTTTTGGAACTATTGTGACTTTTGTCTTCGACCTTATTAATAGGGTATGTGAATACGTTATTAATAAGAGGCCCATAGGAGACAAATGGCTTGTTGGTATAACTGCCAAACGAGATATTTTGGAGTTTGCCGATGAAATGGACGCTTTCGTCCATGGTTTAAATACTGAAGGTTGTGCAGTGAATAACAGTACTTTTGTTACCACTATTAATTTTAAGCGAAGAGCAGAAGCAATGATGATTGACAAACCGTCAGCCGGTGTTGCCAATTTGCTTTCTAGACGTTTGAAATTGTTAGAAGATTTAGAACGTAGTCTCTTAACTACACAACCAGGGGTTGGTGAACTGAGAGCTGAACCAGGTTCTTGCTTATTAGTAGGAGCTCCTGGCACGTGTAAATCGACGTGGTCTCAAACTTTAGCTTATGCCCTTATAGATAGAACAGACAAAGAAAATAATCTGTTTTATAGAAATTTTGGAGCAGGTTATTGGGACGGTTACAAAAATCAACAAGTTTGTATGTATGACGATTTAGGTAAACATAAAGATGTTGCCGGAGTTAATGAATCTGAATATTCTGAATTAATTGATTTGATCAACACAGGTCCATTTCCTTTGAACATGGCTGATCTTAAAGATAAAGGTTGTACCTTTTTCAACTCAGATTATGTCATAGCTACTTCCAATAGTAGAAAGTTCATGTTGGAATCTCTGACCGATCCCGAAGCTGTTGGCAGACGTTTTGCTGGTTACACATTTAAAGTTGTTCCTCGAGCGGATTTAGCAATAGATCCAACTTTAGACACGTTTAATCAGAAACCAGATTTCTCAAAATTTGCCAATAACAAAGACGGAGTTGCTCAATTGTCAATTCATGATTTTGTTTTCGTTCCTTATGATATGGCTGAACAGAAAGATGGACCAGAAAGATTGGACATTATGGATTTGATAGCGTTAATTCGCGAACAAAGACGTAGAAATGTCAAGATTCATGAAGCTAATTTGGCTAATATTAAAAATATTTTGGAAGAAATAGAATTAACCAAAGCAGACGAAGATTTTGACAGTGATCTTAAGTTTTTCCAAGCCGGAGAAATTTCTGAGATGTCCATAGTTCCAGATGAGTTTGAAACGCAGACTAGAGAACTTAGAAATATGGAAAATGTTGATAAGTTTACTAGTATTCTTGAAGTTAATGGTATAGTTAAATTCAAAGAATCAGAAAGAAAGAATTTTGTACATAAGTATATTTCACAATTTGGAATGCCAAGTTTCAAGAACATTTATTTGGGTAGATTTGGCTTTCAAGAATTTGCTAATGCCCGATTTTTGTCTTTTAAGCGTGTCAAATTGATGACCGAAAATAAACTTGGTAGCTTTAAAGAAGCCGTTCTTGAATGGTTTAAGGAAGACAAAGTTTATTCCCGTGCACTAGCGTTTACTGGTGTAGGAGGAACAGTGTTAGCTGCTATAGTGTTCACTTATAACTTCTGGAATTCAAATGCCATGTTTCAAGACTCATACAGCGCACCTGTGAAGAGCAAGAAAGCCTGGGAATCTTTAGGTTCCATGAGGGCTAAGACAGCTCCTATCCAGGGAAGGGATCCTTATGATGTTAATGGTAAAAATCATATTTTATCCATAATAGATAAGAATAGTTATCTTTTGATGATGAATGGAACTACAATGGGAACGGTTACCGCAGTTTGTGGTCAATGGTTCCTCTTCTCCGCTCATTTTCTAGCAACCTTAATGGTAAGGTGTAAAGATGACGTTACTTCTTCTCATGCTGATGACATTTTGTATTTGAGACGTTGTTCTTCTAAACATTCAGATGTCAATTCATGGGCTTTTACAGTTCGTGAGTTGTTGTCCAATTTTGTTGAAAATGAAGATATGGAAGAACGTGATCAAGTACTTGTTCTTATGCCTTCCCGTATTAATGCACACAAAGACATTAGACATATGTTTAAATTTAGTGATAAATTTAAGGAGCGTTACGACGGTGTCAGAAGGTTTTCTGTCACTGTAGATAAGAGAAACGCTGATAATGTAATCACCACGTTGAATGAAAGTCAAGCTGTTTTTGTTAAAAATCAGGTGCTCACGTGGAAAGGGTTTAAGAGTCATTGCGACGTTTACGGTCTTAGGATGGACAATGTCTCAGGAATGTGTGGATCTTTGTATGTCGAGATTAATTCTAGTTTACAAGCTGGTAAAATTCTCGGGATACACAGTGCAGGTTATAATGATTCTTCATTTTGCAACCCAGTGTTCAGAGAAGATTTGGACAGAATAACTAGTTTTGTCAAGGATCCAATTATGGAAGAAGCTGTTTTGTACCAAGGAGAAGATCCTTTCAATGGTAGATTCAATATAGTTGCTGAAGTTGAACCATTAAGAACTTCAGGCAAGAGCACTTTCAAGAAATCTAGGATTTATGGTAAAGTGCAGGCTCCATTAAGAGCTCCAGCTAGATTGATTAGCTTTACTAAAGACGAAGAAGTCATTGACCCTGCTATCAAATCTTTGGCCAGATATAATACAGTACAAAATCAAGTCATCCCGATGGCTGATTATGCTGAGTTAGTTAATTCTGAAAAAGATTTCTACTTAGGTGTAAAACTTAAGCAGTGTGAAAGTAGGGTTTATACTTTTGAAGAAGCCGTTTGTGGTCTTGATGATGATGAATTTAGTTCATTATCTAGAAGTACTTCTTGCGGATATCCTTACATTCTTACTAAAGTTAAGCCAGGAAAGCAAGACTTTTTTGGAGATGGAGCAGAATTTGAATTTACTTCTGAAAAGTGTCATGCCTTGAGGAAAGAAATTGATGAAGATATAGCTCAAATGGCGAATGGTGTTATTCCTAAGATGTATTTTACAGATTGTCTTAAAGATGAACTTTTACCGTTTGTGAAGGTTTCAGAAGGCAGAACGAGAACGTTTTCGGCTGGTAGTATCAAAATGTTAATATTATTTAGAATGTATTTCGGTTCATTTATGAACAATTATGTTAAAAATAGAATTCGTAATGGTAGTGCAGTCGGAGTGAACGTTTACTCTGCTGAGTGGGATGGAATAGCTCTCAATCTGACTTCTATAAGTCAGAATATGAATGCAGGAGATTTTAAAGGTTTTGATACCAAACAATCTGCCCAAATGCATGAGGCTATTTTGGAGATCATTGAAGATGATTACCCAAATGCAACAGAACAAGAAACAGAAATCAGATTTTTGTTGTGGAGACGCATTGTTAATTCAGTGCATGTCGTCAAGGGTTTTGTTGTAGTTTGGGATTGTGGATTGCCTTCTGGTAATCCGATGACTTCCATCATTAATACTATGGTAAATAGATTATATCACAAACTTTGTTTTAAGGATGTGTTAAATGTAGGACCACGAGCATTTTATTTGTTCAATACTGAGGTTTATTTAATAGCTACAGGAGACGATTGTGTTTTTGCAGTTAGTGAAGAATATGAACCCGTGTTTAACGAATATGTACTCGGTGACGTTTTTGCCAAGTTTGGAATGGTGTATACCCCTGAGATCAAAGATAGTGTGCGTAGCTCACTTAAACGATCTATAGAAGAAGTTTCTTTTCTGAAACGTTCTTGGAGATTTGAGAGTTCTTTGAACAGATATCTGGGCCCAATGTTATTGGAAGCAGTACTGTGTCAGTTGAACTGGACGAGGATTAGAGAAGGTGACCAAATTCTGATAGACAAAGCACACCATGTCGTCAGAGAACTTTCTCTACACGGAGTTGACGTGTATCGTAAATATGTTCCCATCATTAATGAAAATTTGATGAAATATTACGGGGTTGCGCTTCAATGCACTAGCTTCTACGTCACACTAGAAGAAGTGTTGAATTTACAGTGTGATTTTTGCTCTTTTGACAACACAACTATGACAGTAAAACCCTTTAACCGTCGCGACAGTGACTATCTTTCAGCTCATGAAGATAACACTTTAAAAGTTAGTGAGCTTAACTTTCCTGCTGAAGCTAGTCTTCAAGCAGATGACGGTGCCGTTGATGTTATTCAACAGGATGACGGTATCGTGGATGTTGTGCAGCCCTCCTCGGTTGCAGTGACGTCTAAATGGGATAGAGATTTTGTTAATGGCGACCATACTTCCATTATCAAATATCTAGGAAAACCAGTACAAATTCAGAGTGGCAGTTTTGTGTCCACTGATGGTCCAACAACTTTTCCTTTGCATGATTGGGATGTTCCTTTATCTAAAGCCATTATGGCCAATAAAATGAAGGGCATTTTTTCAATTAAAGCTACGCTAGTCGTTACTTTGAATGTTAATGCCAATCAGTTCCAGCAAGGACTTTATTGTATTGCGTGGCTTCCTCAGGGAGGTTCAAGTGATGCAAATGCTCAAATTAGATGGGCACGTATGCATAGATTTTCTATTGTTCAGCGTGTTCAATTAATGCAGGCTAGATTGAATGTTGCTTGTGATACTTCAGTTACATTGAGAATACCATTCGTCAGTTGTTATAACTCGTATTTGTATGAAAGTACCAGGACGGGTGCTTGTTTGCCAGGACAGTTCTTTATCTTTCCGTATGAGCCATTGGCGACAGCAGGTGGTTCTTCAAATGCAGGTTTTACTCTTTGGGCTCATTATGAAGATGTAAAACTTGGAATGATCGGTTCCCTTCAGATGGGAGATTTGCTCAGCGATGAACAAATCGACTGGCTTAAGGAAACGAAGATAATTTCTAAGAGTTTGAAAACAATTAGCAATTTATCTACTATGTTTGTTCCAATACCTATGTTGTCTGCTTTTGCTGCTCCGTTAGCCTGGGCTACTTCAGCGGCCTCAACAGCTGCAAATTCTTTGGGTTTCAGTAAACCGAATCAAATCCAAGAACCTATGAGATCTACTAGAATAAATTTTCCCTATATGGGAGCTAGTGACGGTGTCGATGTCAGTGAACCTTTGAGTATGACTATCGGAAATCACGTCACTTTAGATCCAGGTAGATATGGAACTGAGTTTGATGAGTTGAGCATTGCTTATCTCCTGACTAAACCTAGTTATTTAGGCTCATTTGCCTGGAATACTGGAACTGCGAGAGGAGCTCAAATTTGTGCGTTTTCTATGTCACCAACTATATCAAAGTTTTCCCAGTTTGATGGCGTCGTCCCAGTAGAATCCGTAGGACCAATGACGTTCGTTAGTCGTTGGTTCAATTTATGGAGAGGAAGTATTTACTTTAAGTTTACTTTTGTAAAAACTCCTGTTCATTCAGGTAGGTTGATGATTGCCTACCAGTTGTATGATGATATTCTAACAACAACAATAGCTTCTTCGTCTTTAGATGCTACTGATTTCACACATAGAAATATTGTGGATATTAGAGAGAAGACTGAAGTCACTATTTTAGTACCTTACGTTTCTGTAGCCGAATGGCAAGAAACGCGAAATGACTTAGGTGCAGTTGGTGTTGTTCGAGTGTATTGTCTTGATCAACTAAAAGGTCCCGCTATTGTTCCTAGCGAGATTAAAATTAAAGTCGAAATGTTTGGAGGTCCAGACTTTGCTTTTGCAAGTCCCAGAAATATCGATTTTAACCCCCTGGTTGCGGGGTCTATACAAGGAGGTGATGAACAATCACCTGAAATGTGCCGATTTGACTTAACAACGATCGGAGACGTTCAGCAACCAATACGTACCCTTTACGCCGAAGAAGCAACGATTGGTGAGTCTATCACCTCGCTTCGAAGTAATCTTAAAAGGGGCGGTATGGTTAGAGTAACCACCGTCGATACAAATGACGCTGAAACAGTGCGTGTTTGTCCTTTTATGAATACGTGGCTCCGTAGTGCGTCGTTCGATCTGCCTGCAGATCTTGAGACTTCGACTAGGGATCCATACTCAATTTTGAGTTCGATTTATGCTAATAGTGGGGGAGGCATGAGAATTAAAGCATTCTCAGACACAAGAGCCGTTAGCAACGGAACTTACATAGTCACTTTAGACCATGTTAATTCTGCAGCCTCTGATGTCCTTAATTTTGCTGAAACGATCAGTCAAACTGACGCAGATTATATTGCAAATATAGGAAATCAAGCTACAATAGTTTTTAATGCTAATGCTCCCGTTTCTGGAGTGTTTATTCCACAAAATACTAGAACTTTATCGCGCCTTAGCTCTGCGAATGCATCTAATGGAATTGTTCCTGTGAATTATAGAAAACTAGAGGCTGATCCATCTCAACTTTTTATTAAGTTGATGAATTTGGATTCGCCAGATATAGATAAACTTTATTTCCATAGAGCCATGGCCGATGATGGTTCATTTGGTAATTTTGTGAGCATTCCGCCAAGGTATGCTCCGTGAGATGCCTCACGTATAGTCCGAAACAGACTAAATTTTTTTTTTTCCAAGTAATGTTAAGAATGGCC